TTCCACAGTTGTTGACAATACACTCATGGTTATTCTGGCTATGAAGTATTCCCTTAAGAGACTTGGGATACCATACAAGGATCAAGATAAATACTGCAAGTTTGTGGTGAATGGAGATGATCTTATTATAGCATTGCATCCAACTAAGGAAAAAGTTCTGGATGGAATGAGTCAAGAGTTTGCTGATCTCGGATTGAACTACGATTTTAGTTCTCGCACACGCGATGTGAAAGATCTCTGGTTTATGTCCCATTGTGGAATCGACAAAGGTGGATTGTATATTCCAAAGCTCGAACCGGAAAGAGTAGTCTCAATTCTTGAATGGGACCGTGCTGGAGAACCCGAGCACCGACTTGAGGCAATTTGTGCATCTATGATAGAAGCTTGGGGATACGATGACTTACTACATGAGATCAGGAAGTTCTATAAATGGGTCCTCGAACAAGCACCGTATAACATGCTAGCTAGTGAAGGCAAAGCCCCTTACATTGCTGAGGTCGCTCTGCAGCATCTCTACACAGGAACTGACGTAACCACGAATGAATTGCTCGATTACTATAGGCAGCTCCTTCTTGACCACGAAGATGAAGACTCTGAGGTTTATCATCAAGCAGATGAAACAATTGATGCTGGAAAAGAGGAGGAGAAGAAGCCTAAGAGTAGCGGATCGAAGCAACCAGAGGTGGTTGAGTCCGGAAGCACGAAGCAGAACAAAGCTGGGAGCTCACAAGGCCCCGAAACACAACAGGGAGGAGCGGAAAGAGACCGCGACATTGATGCAGGAACGAATGGAACAATTGTCATTCCAAGAGTTCAAGCAATCACTAAAAAGATGCGACTCCCAAAGGTTAAAGGAAAGGTTGTACTAAACATCCAGCATCTTATTGACTACAGTCCTGATCAAGATGACTTGTTTAACACTCGATCTTCACAAGAGCAATTTTCGTATTGGTATGATAATGTTAAAGCAAGTTATGATCTTGATGATGCATCGATGCAAGTCATTATGAATGGCTTGATGGTGTGGTGTTTGAACAATAGCACTTCGCCAAATTTGAAAGGGAACTGGGTCATGATGGATGGGGATGAACAAGTTGAATACCCATTGCAACCAATTCTTGAGTATGCTCAGCCAACATTTCGCATGATCATGCGTCACTTTAGTGATGCAGCTGAAGCATACATTGTAAAGGAGAATACCAAAAAGCCATACATGCCGCGATACGGATTGATACGTAATTTGCGCGATTATAGCTGCGCTCGATACGCTTTCGATTTCTATGAGATGAATTCGAAAACACCAGTTAGAGCGAAGGAGGCACACCTCCAAATGAAAGCAGCAGCTCTGCGTGGTGCAGCCAATGAAATGTTTGGACTTGATGGTAAAGTTGGAGAAACAGAAGAGAGAACAGAACGTCATACAGCAGCCGATGTTAATAAGAACATGCACTCACTCCTTGGGGTTCGCCACGGCTGATTGGTAAATATTGTCAATACATATGTCCCGTATGATGGACTTAGTACTGTTCCTATTGCTTTCCTTATGTTTTTCTATTTCCGAAGCGAATGGCAAGGATTTTCGAATTTTTAGCCGCTAGCTTTCTATCATATTTAGATGAGTAAGCCATGAGTGTGGTTCTACCATGTTGGCCCAATCTACTTTTTATGTGCGAGT